ATGACCTGACCAGCCCTGAGCCCTGCACGCCACGTAGTGAACTTACCCGGCTTACGTGCAACCATAGCGGACAGGAACGCATCGCCGCGGTTGTTCGCATCAGTAGTCGTAGTGATGTCGTTGTCCTTGATGACAGCCATTCGTCTCGTACCGGCTGCTGGCAAGGAGGCTGGCCGGGTTACCTGGACACCGTTGCCGACAACCAGGACCGCGTTGTAGTACCCGACGGTGTCCGTCGCGTACTCGAAGTCGCGACACGGGAAGGTCGTCGTATTGTTGGGCGCCTGCATGTCGATATTGAACGGTGCAGAGGTCGCTTCGGTAGCGAAGAAGTGTAGGTAGTGGTTGAAGTCTACGTACCACTTAGCGGCAACCTGGCTCGCGATGTCGTCCAGCGCCTCCGCCAACGACATACCTGTGTAGTCCTTGGCCGGCAAGTTGTTCGCACTGACGTTCTGGACGAAGCCACCTGACCCAGGAGCAGTAGCAATTACCCCTCGGCTGCCAAAAGCCGCGAACAGAGCTACGATCCTCGCTTGGTCAGTCTCTACGCCCCGTGAGGCGGAAGCACCGTAGCAGGGGTCGTCCGATGGATCGGTCGAGTAGTCCTGGAAGTCGAGTTCCCAGATACGGGGACCAAGAGTCGAGCCGCTGCCCCCGGAGGAGTTGAAGTCGGTCTTCGTGATCCCGCGCACGTACCCTGCGAACAGGCGTACACCCTGATCCGTAAGGATCGCAACCTGTTCCTCGACAATGGACAGAGTGTAGGGGTACTCTTCGACTAGGCGCACCTTCATGGTCGCCGTCTGACTGAAGCCCCTATTGGTAACGCGAAGGGACTTATACGGCCTAACGTAGGCCTGGACAGCCGTACTGTTGATCAGTAGCGTCCAGGACATTAGCCCGTGCCAGCAAGCGGATGGTTGATCCCGGCAAGGCGAAGGCGCTTGGCGATCTCGTCCATGAGATCCTTGACATCATCACGGGACCCGGAGAAGTTCTCGATGTTCAGGTTCACCACTGATGCCTGCTGCCCAGCTGTGGGGAAGAAGCTGGGCGCCTTGGGACTGTCGAGCGGGATAACCGCCTCGTGCTTGTTGCCTTCGCCCAACATGGCCAGCGTTGGCTGAGTGATGATACCGCCGGATGCCAGGTAAGCCAACTGGCGAAGCTGGAGACCGTTCCAATCGAATGGACCAACACCAACGAATCCAACCCCAGGAACATCGAGCCCGATTCGTCCAATGTGAACCTGGATCGAGTTGACTGCACGGATGACCGCGTTCACGATTCCGATCAGGAAGTTCATGGCCGTCCTGAACACGTTCTTGATCGCAGTTCCGACGACCCCGAACACACTGATCAGGCCGTTCCACGCACTGGCAATTGCGTTCACAACCGTGCTAGCGACCTTCAGGGCTGTATTCCAGACCACACCAATCGCGTCGAACGTACCGCGCACCACCTTGAAGACAGCCCCTACAGCCGTCCCGATCATCGGGAAGACGTTCGTAGCAAGCCACTGAACGACCGGTGCAACCGCCTTGATGACCGTAGAGACCACACCCAAGGCCAACTTGACCGCGTTGCCGACCTGAGTGGCGATTGCGCTAATGGTCGGCCAGTTGTCCTTGACGATGTTCACGATCGTACTGAGTGCTGCACCAACGATCGGAATGATTGTCGTGGCGAGCGTGTTCATGATGTCCATAACCGGAGGCAGGATGTTCTGGGAGATCCAGAGGAAGGCTGCACCCAGTGATGGGAGGATCGTCCCCGTAAGGAAGTTGAAGGCCTCCTGGAGTGGGGGCATGATGTTCGTCATGAACGAGTCCAGGCGGACCGCGATACCCTCTTCGAACAAGGCACCCACGTTACTGAACGCGTCACCCAGGGGCGCCAGTGCATCCCCGAACCCTGTAGCAGCGTCCATTGCCCCCGCGAAGAGGGGCTGGATGGAGCTGAAGACCTCTCCCACAATCTGTCCGATCTGTCCGATGGCGTCCCCGATTGTGGTGAAGAAGGCAGCCGCGCCAGGTGTCTGGACCCACTGGCTGAACCCTACTACGACCTTACTGAGCTCGACAAACAGCGGACGGAGCGCCCCGGAGAGGAGCTGCATCAACGTATCCTGGATCGTCGAGATCGCTCCGTTGAACGTGTTGGCCTGCTGGGCCATCATCCCGCCCATGTTCCCCTTCTCGATGCCCTTGACGATAGCATCGATGCCCTTCTGGGCGGGGATCAGGCCCTTCTCGGACAGGTCACGGGTCTGTGCAACGGTCTTCCCAAGGCTGTCTGCCAGGAGCTGCCAGGCCGGAATGCCGATCGAGGTCAGCTGGTTCATGTCCTGAGCGTTGACGCGGCCCGCAGCCCGCATCTGGCCGAGTGCATACGTAGCACGGTCAACAGCATCAGACCCCTGACCGAGTGCTGCAACAGCATCACCAACTGAGGTCAGGGTGGGAAGGATGTCCTTCGCGTTGAACCCCATCGCGAGCATCGTGTTGGCTGCGTGCTGCAGACCCGGGAAGTCGAACGGGGTCTTGGCTGCGAAGTTCTGCAGGTCCTTGATGAAGGTGGCGGCCTTCTCGGACGACCCAAGCAGTGTGGTGAACCCGATAGATGCCTGTTCCATTCGGGCGTTGTAACCGACTAGGGCTTCCCCCGCGAAGTCGGTCGCCATTCCGAAGCCCTTCATCGCGACCGAAGCGCCAACGAATCCGAGCCCTGTTCCGAGCGCGGTCTTGAGAACGCCTCCGGACTTCTGGGCGGAGCCCTCGACGCTGGCCAGCTCTCTCTTGAGCCCAGAGGCATCGCCATTGAGCTTGACGATCAGCGTCGCGAGCGTACCGCCCATTAGTTCGGCTGCTTCCTCACATCAATACCGCCAAGTGCCATGAAGATCGCGGACGACTTCTGAAACAGCCATTCGGCTCGTTCCGCGTCCGTCATCTCCTGTGCGATGTCGGTCGGCGTTGTAGCAGTGTCCCAATCCGGAATGTAGTCCTCGGGCTTTCTGAACTTCCGCGACGAAGACTTCAGGAACATCTGGAAGGAGTTGTGAATCTCCGCTGCGATGATTCCTGCGATCTGGTACTCCCTGTAGTTCGGGACCCAGGGCTCGATGGAGTTCAGGGCGATCCACTCTGCGAACTCCCTGGAGGAGACCCGTTGCTGAGTCTCCTCCACGGACATCTTCAGGTGTGACGCTAGTCGGAGCCACCATCGGCGCTCTGGCCTTTTCCCAGGTCATCCACCAGCTCGGCAATGTCATCATCGGACAGTGCCGAGAGGCGCTGTGCGACGAGGAACACCTTCTGGATCGCAGCGGCGTTCTTCTTGCCGAGAGCTTCGACCTGGTCGGAGGTGAAGAGCAACTTCCCATCTGCATCGACAGCAGACCCGGCAACGATCTTCGCCCGAAGGTTCGTCAGGTTCTGCTGGCGCCCGATGACCTTGCCCTTGCCGTCACGCTTGAGCTGGATCATCGATGCTTCGATGTGGTCGCGCTCCTTACCGGACAGTGCCTTGACACGGACGGTTCCGCCCCACTCTGAGACTTCCACGTCCTCGAAGGTGATGTCGTCTGACCCGAGGATCTCCTCGGCGGTCAGAAGACGGAGCTGCGGCTTCTCCGCCATCTGTTTCCTCCTGTTGTGCTTAGGACAGTGTTGGCTGTCCAGTGACCTTGATGGTGACGTTGGCCGTCAGAAGTCCTGCGACTTCTGCCGTGTTCCCAAGGTTCGTGATGTACCCTGTGAAGTTCCAACGCTTGACCGGGTTCGTCGGGAAGATTTCCCGGAAGCTCCTCTTGAGCCGGTTGTTCAGGACGTAGTAGATGCCTGTGGTCGCGTCGTGCGTGGCATCGTTCGGATCCCACCACACAGGGAAGGTCACCTCGCCCGACCGCTTGATCGTCGGGATGACTTCCTCGTAACCACCTGGGGACGACTGATTGGTCGTCTCTTCGGTGTCCACCGAGACCTCCGGGCCGGAGATATCTCCGACCTGGGCGATCGTGGTGAAGTTGACCCCGCCTCCATCGTCCATCTGGAGGAGGGTCCCGAAGGAGCTGTAGGCTGTCATGCTACCTCCTCCTTAGTACCTGAGGACCGCGAACTTGATGTCCGTGGTTGAACCAACTGCGAAGATCTGGCCAGTGGACTGGACCCAACCAACCATCTGGCTGAAGTTGAAGGCTGCGAACTCGCCCGCTCCGATCGAGTAGGCGGTGACATCCTGAGTTCGCCCCTGCGGGTCGGCCACAGAGGTGAAGGTAACTGTCTGCGCAAGTGTGGCGTGAATGTTCCTCACAAGGAGGATCTCACGACCTGTCGCTGCGAAGCCAATCCCGTCTGAGGCTGTAGCCGGCCCTGTGAAGACGATGTCGAGGGAGTCTGCTGCAGGCTGTCCCGTAGCATACGGCCCGACAACAACTGCCGGGACGACTGTCAGCCTAGCCACCCTTCACCTCCTTGGTCTTCACCGGCTCCTCCTCGGCCTCCGGTTCGACCTTCTTGGGCGGTGGGGTCTCGGCTGCTGCCTCGAGCCAGTAGTTCCCGTGGGAACCGATGATGTGTTCGTAGACCGCCTGGTCTCCGTCCAGCGTCTTGTACTGGCACTTGGTCTCGTCCATCTGGGCGACAGGGCACACATAAAGTGGCTTGTCGTTCCAGGTACCCACCTGGTACTGCGTTCCCCGATCCTCGCCAGGAGCCAGCGTGACCGACGGCGTATGCGACTTCGCCTGGTGCGGAGACGTAAACGCCACTGTCTGGTCAGGGGCCGCCGTCTGGACCGAGGGGTCCTTGTCGGTCATGCTAAGTCTCCCTGTACCTGATGAAGACGTCAATGAGCCGTCGTGGCAGCCCCGAATCGGGGTCACGAAGGTCAAAGTCGTTATCCTTACGTGTCCGTTGCACCTCCGTACTTCCCATGGTCCCCCTGAACGACTTGAAGACGCTGCGGACTCTACCAGCAGCGCTCCAAGCGTCAGCCCAACTGTCGTCGTAGATCCCGAACTGGATCCGCGCCTCTACCATGTTGGTCACACCATCGTGACTGTACTCCTCGGGAGCACTAACACGTTGGTATGTCACAGCTGGCAGGGTTGGGTTGGCAGGAAGACGTCCAGGCCAAAGCTTCAGGGAGGGATTACCCTGCCCGAGCTGGGGGTGAGCCTGCCAGAAGGACTGAAGGTCAACCTCAAACATGGTTGAACAGTTCCCGCATCGCGTTCGCGACTTCTTCGATCACTGCAGCTTCGGTCGAATCGATTGCGTTACGCGCTGCCGGTCGCGCTTCCATCCTGCTCGTACCGAACTCGACGTACTCCGGGTACGGAGGATCGATAATGTCCGAGCCGATTGTGACCTCATTCGGACCGGTCTGTTCCATTGAGACCGAACGGAGATACGTACCCGTGAGGACTGCGCCCATGTCCACGATGTTGCGCTTCCACTGGTTCTGGATAACCAGGCCGCCAGCCTTGAGCGCAGTACCCATCTGCTGGTCGGTATCAGACTGCAGCCGTTCGATCTTACGGCGCAGGTCCCGCATATCGGTCATGACGACGAGCTCAGGCATTCACGGCCACCGGGATCTGCTGATCCATAACCAGCGAGGTGAACCCTTCGTTCCAGTCGACGGCCTTGATGTCGTAGGGCACACCATTGATGAGGGCCTGCCAGGTGTCGGGACGGACATCCTGGAATTCGCCGACCAGCATCGCCCTGTGCGTCCCGAAGATGACTGGGGCGCTCTCGGATGACCTGCGTGAACCCTGGACAACTGGTTCGAGTGCAAAACGGCACTTGACGGTGTGCTTGGTGACCCAGGTGATTATCGGCTCGCCGACCGAATCCTGTGTCGTGGTGCCCTCTTGCAGGGCAACGATGTCGGGGAAGAACCGATCGCCAAGACGGGAGGCGAGTCGCGGATCCACGAACCCACGATCCTGTCTCACGCGTACTTCCTTAGCCAGTTCTTGGACCGAAGGATTCGGTAACCGAACACCGTGTCCGGCTCCTCAGCAATGTCGAACCCTGGATCGTCTGGATCCGAGGATGCCTGCTCACGCAGACCCTTGGCGTGTTCGCGAAGAGCGCGAGCGACGGCAGGACCGTCTGTCCGAAGGTCAAGTAGTGAAATGACCTTCAGGATCATTGCCTCGCTGTTCGCGATCAGGTCAACAGCCTGAGCGGCAGCCATCTTGATGTCGCCTTCCATGGCCAGGAGGGCTTCGATCTCCTCGTCCTCAAGGATGGCGAGCGTTGTGTCCGTATCGATACCGGTCAGCAGTCTGACCTTACCGACATCCGTATTCGGGTTGTACGTCGCTGCCATGTTAGGCCTCTAGAGTGAGGCGGCTCCGAGCCCGCCGCAGTAGACTCGGAGCCACCTAGCCGTCCAGTGCTTGGACTACTTGTCGCCCGAAGACGACCCCTTGTCCTCTGCACTCGCCGGCTTCTCCGTCTTGGCCGAGGCGGACTCTGCCTTGTCCACTGCCTTGGTTGCAGCCTTCTCGGCTGAAGCCTTGGCCTTGGATGCGGCCTTCTCCTCGATGGCGTCGTACTGCGTTCGCGTACGAGCCTGTCCTGCGAGGACGTCCACCATCGGCTGCCCGGTCACGGGAGCAAGGGCGGGCGCACGGAGGTCGAAGAGGGCCTGACGGTCCTCCTCACTCGCTCCCTGCTCCACGAACACCCCACCCTGGTCACGGGCAATCCGGGCGGCTCGGTCGCCGTCCGCGAGGATGTGCGCCGGCTGGTCCTGACCCGGAAGCCAGACCTCGTAGAGCTTCTGCTCTGCTGTCATCTGGTCCTCCTTACGTGCCGGAGCCGTTCGACATGACAGCGTACTTCGGGTCCAGCATCCCCGCGTTGAGGATGTGGCGGACCTTCCATTCGATGCTGTCGTTCTCGAACGACCCGTCCATCGGGTTCGTCCCGCCCGCGCCAAGGCGTCGAGCGTTCG